GCACTAAAAGGTTCTGTTAAACCACTTTGAAGTCCTTCTCCAAACCCTCCAAAAAAACTAGCATTCGGATTTCCTAATGTTCCTATTCCGCCTTGAAGTCCTCTCATTGCAGCACCACCTGCATAAGCTAAACCAGCAGACTTTAAAGCATCCGCCCAAGACCCACCTTGAAGCTTAGTTGTAAGACCAGAAGCTATAATACCACCAATTCCTGGAGCAATAAGATTACCTATAATAGGCGCGGCAACAGGAAGAACCTTCTTAAACACTTTCTTAACAGCCCTAAATATCTTCTTAAAGAAGAACTCCGGCTGACCTGTTACAGGGTTAATAGAGTTAAGAGCATCACCAACTACGTAGCGATTAGGGTTCTCAATACCCATGGATCTCATCTGGTCGAATAGCTCTGTTTTAAGAGCGGGGTTTGCATCTAAGATTTCTTTAGGTACAAAGGTTTCTCCTTCTGCCGCATGGACCATGTAGTTATCACCATAACGACCTAATGTGGCTAACCCACTCGCTAACGCTTGCGCGGAAGGTTCTCCTTGGAGTTTTATGTTTGACTGAATCATCGAGACACCTCTAATACGCTACCAAATACCATAATTTTAGACGCTGTGTCACAGTTAAGTTTCAGCGTATCACCTGCTTCTAGTACATAAGGACCAGTTAAAAGAACTGATGTAGCCAAAGTAGTAATAGTTTCTTTCCTTAAAGTAACCGTAGCTGAAGCAGAGCTATCTGTTATCTTAGTGAATACCACTATAGATCCACTGTGACTATTATACAAATTAATGTCTTTAATAATTGCTTCTGTGGCATCAGGACACGTATAAATTGTGACATCTCCCGTTGAACCAACTGTAGTTACTATATTTTTATATGACGAAGCCATTATTCAAAAAACCAACTTAACGCCTTACTAGCATCTTTTCCTTCTATTTCCACAGGAAAATCTTTTTTAGTAAGAGCCATTTCAATATCTCTAAGTATCCTCTGGTAAGTTGCAGAGTCGTATTCTATAGGCGCATCTGGAAAACTATGGTCTAAAAGACTGCCCATTACCTTCTCCCATCCGGTCGTAAATCAAGACGCAAATCGCCCAATGTCCATGCTAAATCTGACGTAGAACTTTGTATCCTTATAGCAGCTTGCCGTGACCTCGATCTTAAAAAAGATTGTTGTGTGGAGGATGTAACAGCATTTGTAGAATTTGTTGCTAAAGAATCTCCAGGATAATCCCTTGTTTTTACTATGTAATCTACAGATGCAGATGCATTACTGCTCGTTATATCTATGTCCGGTATAAGTCTTTGCATAAACATAAACTGTTCACCGTCACCTAAATCAAAATCTGCGGACTCAATAAAAGAAGTCATAGCAGCTCCGTCATTATTATCACCAGATTCATGTATAAAAACATAATTGACATCACTACTTGTTCCGCAAGCTCTAGGATTATCATGTATACTGTAATCTACCCAAGCTGTTCTTGATAGAGTGCCAATATCCCATGTTCCTTCAGTGTAATTAAATTTAACGTACCTGTCTATTTCAGTTGAATCAGCAGTAGCGTAAAACCAAAACACTTCACTAAACATACGATTAGACGCCGCAAAGAATTTAAAGCTTTGATCAAGGTTTATATCGTCAAATACGTATCTAAGAACAGTACAGGGAACAACTTGAACGCTTCCAGCGTAAGCATAAAAGTTCTCTCTATCCATCCAGAATACTTTATCACCAATCGTTACGGATGTATTTGGTCCAAGAATAGACACGTTTCCAGCAACTAAGGAGAAAGAAAATACCAGATCTCCACCAACAAACCTCATTGCATGCAAATTAGAATCAGTCCAAATTAACATTTCTTGTCTTGTTCTTTGCGCTGATATAATTTCTGATCCAGATGAAATCCTTTGACTTCCTGAAGTGTTGTCTACTTTAGGTGTCCACATAAAAGGGGCTTCCTGACTTGACCAACGGACCATTAATAAATCTTGCTCCGTATCGTTTCTTGGATTACAGCCAAAACAAACAACATGCCTGTCCGCACCGGAAACCATAATTCTTCTCGTTATAGTCGGGACATCAGATGCCCCTGATTGAGAAGCAAGCGTTGTTGCTCTGTTGGTTAGTCCTAACGTTTTATCCCAGTAAAAAGGAGTACCGTCATAAACGTTAAATATAAGATCTTCACCCCAGTTGTCCTGAGAGTACAATCTTATGTTAGAACCCGTAGAAGCACTCGTGCTAGAAGATTCTCCCCATCCTACAAAATCATTAGCTTCTTTTACATCAACACCATCTGAATGAGCAGCCGCAGTTGTTCCTCGTGCGCCTCTTGCTACACCAGCGTTTATCGTGTGAGTTGATTTGCCTGTGTATTGAATAAGCTCATCGTCTATAAGCATTAATCCTACAAAAGTTACACCTGCGCCACTTGAAGAACTAGCTGCGGTTGTGCCATCATCACCTCGAGTCAACGTACCAAAAATATTACCGGAAACACTTCCATAACGTATTTTTTCGCTCCCTATTAATATCGTTCCTTTACTAGGAAAACCACTTGTACTGGCTACTGTAATTGTTGTGTCTGAAGCAGTGCGGTCTTCAGCAGTTGTTGTAGACGCCGTTTCAAAATCAGCAGCACTGGTAAGCGTAAAAGATGTATCTGAATTGCTAATACCGCCACTGTCGTTAAGAGTAGTCTGAGAATAACCTGTTGAATAACCGCTCCACAACCCAGCACCAAAACCTGTTCCACTTACAACAGTATTTAATCCAGTATTTATTTGATAAGCGGCTACTACAGAAGAACCACCACCCGTAAGTGTACCTGAACCAGCGGTTCCCGCAGTAGCTATCGTATAGCTGTTTGAATCAATTGCAGTTAACTGATGTTCTTTGTTTAGTTGTGCAGCAGTAATACTATTTACTGCTGTTGCTCCGCTAATAGTAACAAAGTCATTGGTCACTGCACCGTGAGCCGGAGCCGTAACAGTAACTACACTACTACCATTGACCGTTGTTAAAGGATTTGCTCCTAAAGTTGTTGTAGCTCTTATAGGAGTTATGTCGTTATAAGCGCCGCCTTCTTCAATATAAACTTTGGTTTCCGTACCAAGGCCCATGTACTTAGAACCATCTAAAGCAGCCCAAACATGCAATGATCGACCCACGCCGTCTATTGTGCTACTACTTAATCGAGACCATCCGCCCATTTTTTCAGGACGGCCTTTCCTAAACCGTATTAAATCAGAATTAAACCAACCGTTTTCATCACCGTAAGACGTTGTTTCTCTGTTTACGCCAGGTTTAAATGTAATTTTTGATAAAGGCATTAAACTACTCTTTTCCTATTTGGTTTTTGCCCAAAAAACTATGCCTATTATAGCTATTGTTCCTATTAATAACACAACTATGTTTTTCATTATATCAAAGGCTGCGTCTAATTGTTTTGCCTTACGTTCTCTTTCTTTTTTCTTTGCCGACTTATGTTTTTCAACCAACTCTTTTTGTTCTAATATTATATTATCCCAAGTACCATGTCCAAATCTTCTGTTAATTAACAACGACATCTGGTCTAAAGCTTCGTCAGCCATTTTTCTTTCTATGTGAGATTTAGCAACGTTACCTATAGAAAATCTATCTGCACTGTCTCCTAATTTTCTTTTTAACACAGAGTCCCATTTTGCAAGAATAGGGTTAGGTGTTTTAGAATTTGCTACTTGAGAAGATCCTTTAAATAAATTATCGATATCTCCTGCTATCTCTGATACGTCTTTTGCTGTTCCTATTGCACCTCGTATGCCTTTTACAGCACTTTGTACTAACGCCAATCCAGCTAAAATTTCCGCAACCATAACATTTCTCTATTACTTAATTTCAACCCAACCCTTGGAATTGTCTGCTTTATAAACGTCCTCATCCCAATTATATTTCTTATCGTCACTAGCATCACTAGGAAGTGCAACAGGTGCTTGCCAATCATCATTAGAATCCAAAGCCCATGAAGCGAAAGGCTGTGGAGAGATGAACTTGTCCTTTGACGAGTCGTAAGTGTAACCAATACCCGCAAATTGCTTGCGAATTTTATTGTTGTATGAGGTTTTTACCCAATCATCTGCATGAACTTTATCTTTTAACCAAGCGATGCAAGCGGCTTCACCGTCATTGGTTTCCATATCGTTGTCCATTACTAAAACTTGTACAACAATGTTGTCTGAATTTACTTGTGCATAGTGTGCCATTATTGAATCACCTTTAAGTCTGGCTCCAGTATCTCCGGAGGCTGGGGGTTTTGCTTTTGGGTTTTGCCTTTTTCAAAAGCGTCACATTTCCCCCACTTCATCATGGAGGGGAAAATACTAATAATTTGACCTTGTATCGTCACAATCGGTACGGGGGGTTTTGCTATGCACAGAACTTCTCCTTCTGCTTGGCTTTCCATACTGTGACTGCAAATATCGCAACTTTTTTTCATCTTAATTCCTATCTAAAACTTGGTCCAAGAAACCAAACTACTAACGAGTATCGATTTCCCTTTGTTACCTCTTCTACGCAGTGTTGCATGTACGATGGGAATACAAGCACACTGCCTTTTCCTTTTCCCTTTAGTGCAGTTTCATCATCACCATAGAATCTAAAATCGCCACCTTCGTAATCTTCGTTTAACAATATTGTCATCGACAACTTTCTTGTTTTGTTGTGAAGCCAATTATTTTCTGGCTCATCGTAAATTGTTACACCGTCTCCATCTTGGTGGTAATCATAAAAACAACCTTTGCTGTATTTGCCTATTTGCATACTCTCTGCCGCATCTACTTCAAAATTCCAACCAGACTGTACGTTCGCAGAGCGCATATACTCAAAAACTAAATCAAATAACCATTGTTCCGATGTCCAAGAAATATTTGTTTTTCGTTTTCCTTGGCCTTTTTTTTCTTTAGTCGTTGCCTTTTCCCATTGTTTCTCTGCAAGTTTTATTATTTTGTTGCACGTTTTAGAATCCACCGCATTGTCAAAACGCCACCAAGAAATTTCCCCTACCATCTATTTATATTTATACCTTACTATCACAACGCCAGAACCACCCGCGCCAGCAGTGGTTGAACTACTAGAGCCGCCACCGCCGCCACCGCCAGTATTTGCATCACCCGCCGATCCATTACGGGTTGCATCACCATACCCGCCTTGTCCACCGCCTCCAGAGCCACCAGCACCACCAGAGACGTTATTACCTGCCGCTCCACCGCCGCCGCCACGAGTAACAGATGACCCAGAAATAGTTGAGACTACACCAGCACCGCCAGCCCCACCTAGGTAGGTTGAATCATTGGGAGAGTTTGCTCCAACCG